GGTAGTAGTCCTCGCTGTGCCACACCTATCAGCGATTCAGTTCTTGTTTCCTCAAGCGTAGACTTCACACCTAAACGTGTTGCCACAAGAGCTTGCACCTTCTCATCAGGGTGGTCGAGCAGTTCTGTTAGGTCTTTGTCAGTCTTGGCGAACGCCCATGCTAGCTTGCCTGTCCTAGCACTTGTCTTAGTGGGTGGCTCAACACCTAGTTGCTTTAGTGCATAAGCAAACTTATCATTAGACATGATGTCTGCAATAGCCATACCTGAACTAAGTAGTAGATCTTCCTTGGCTTGTCTAACTTCTATCAGGTGTTGCTCAAGTAGTGGTACGTCTAGCTTGATGCTAGGCTCTGTATACATACGTATGGTCTGGTCTATAACTATCAATTCACTAACAGGTATCTGCTTAGATAACTTCTTGAACAGAGCATACGTTAACTCTACGTCATTGATACAGTACCCACCATACGCAGACAACTCTTGCGCTGTGAAGTCAACCCTATGTTTGCCTATTGCATCGAGTACCTCAGTACCCTTAGCCCCTAGTTGGTAGTGTGCTGCCAATGCTTTAAGACTGCCACCTACTGTGATGTTGTGGTATGGCTTAGCCATTGATAGAGTATCTAACCACAGCTTAGGATTGATACCATAGTGCCATGATAGTATCGCCCCATCGAACGCTGTGTTGTGGCACAGTATCGCTTTGTCTGAGTAGTCTAAGCTATTAAGAAACTTACCTACGTTACTGCCTGAGTACCAGTCTGTGGGGTGGTTGTTAACCTTAATGGCTACACCTATTACCTCAAACCTTGGGTCACGTATGTATGCTTCGGTTGTCATCTTACGTAGGGAGTAGTCCTTGTCGTAGTACGTTTCAAAGTCTAGCGTAACTATATCCATCACAGTACCTCAGTCATTCGAGCTTCAGCTTTAAGTGCGGCGTATGCCACACAATCTTCTAGGCTATCTTGGTGTGCAAAACTTCGTTGCCTATCCCTAACATCTTTAAGTATCTGAAGTAGTAACCAACCTTCAGACTCAGACAAGTCACGCCCAGTAATAATGTTAAACGCTTGTACTGTCTTACCCATGCTACGCTCACCCTCTGGCTTGTCGTACTGCTTGCCTCTGTCCTGCATAATCTGAGCAGCCTTACTTAGTATGTGTTCTGCTTTCATTCTTCAAACTCCTTGTTGTGTACTACCAATCGTTGTTTGGTATGTTTAAACCCAGATCACCTATGTCATCTGAGTAGCTATCTTCGTCTACATCATCGAACAAAGACTTAATGGGGGTGTGCTTAACCTTCTCAACCTTTGGCTTAGTACCCAATACTTTCTTGGCTAGCTTAGCAGTCAGTATGTTTATGTCTGACACTTTAGGTTTGTCTTTAGGTGATTTAACTTTGTGTACTGGGGCAGACTCCCATCTCTCAGTTGTCTTACCCCACATACCGCACACACACCGCCACTTGCGTGTTGTCAGTAGCCTATCGTTATCCCATCTTGAGTCCACACATATCATCTTGTCCTTGCACTTGGGGCACTTCATATTTGAACACTCCGAATCTAGTGCGTAGCGCAACGCTATGGTTGCTACATATTTTATCTACCTGCTTTAAAACTTGTACAACTTTTACTTCTCTTGTGTAGTAGCTTGCAGGTACAGACTGAATAATACCCGTAAGTAATTCAGTTGAACAGGTGTTGTCCCTGATTGATTCGTATAGCTTATCTAACCATGATTCAGATTCCCAATTTGGCATCTCCCAAGAGTACTGATACACTCCAGTACGACTCTGCTTTACATCATGTATCAAGGTGTCAATCACACCTATCTTGGCACGTACTTTGACAGAATGTTTAAAATTCTTTAGCGACCTAAGCCAAACTAACTTGTTAGTTTTATCTACTTCAGGCTCAGCTACAGGTATCTTTCGGTTAGTGGGTAGGTAAGTATCTAGATCAAAGGTTAGTCCATCAAACACATCGTACTTCTCCGCGTCTTTAATATAGTCCCACATATGTGCATAATCACCTCCATGCTCCTCATATAGCGGTGTCGGTACAACAACGTACCTACCCATAGATTTGCGATACCATAGAAAAGGTATTGATCCTTGTAGTGCTTGGCTTAGTGTGACGCTGTGCTGTCTAGCTTGCTTGTCCGACAGTTTAAATACAAACTTATTGTCAGGTGTGAACACACCAACTGTTGTACTGCCATGACGTAGCTCATAGGTATCGCCTACCTTAAACATACGTGACCATGACATGACTGGTCTACCTGCGTCTGGGTTTTTAGCACGAGCAAACCACAGTGAAACATCTTTGTACGACATCTTATTTGTAATCATATTCTATCCCTTACTGTGACAGTTTATTTGCAACAACTGCTGTTGTCATTGAGCTTAAGTCCACATCAATCGAAACTTCTTCCTTAACTATTTTCTTGTTTGTTTCATTGTGGCGGGCTAGTGTTTCCACTGGCAGTAGCGATACAAGTGGCGACCATATCTTTATTGCAGGTGCTAGTGTCCTGTTAGCTTCTAGTATCTTCTTTACTTGATTACGAAATACAGTGCGCTCATCAAGTAACTTTTTAATCCTATCGTAGTAGGATAGTATTTCTTCAGTAATCTCTGGGAAACGTTCCTTGAAATCTAACCTAACACTAGCACCTGTATATCCAGAGTGGTAGTAGGTATTAAAATCTACTGGAAACTTATCAGGTAATCCAAATGGTATTTTTACTGGGCTACTAAACTCCATGTGCTTGTAGGTAGGGATACCATCTGGCATCTCAATACCACATACTTTACTTACTAAAAGTTTACTGTGCACCCTAAAAAATTCTTCTGGTAGTGCGTTCATGTGTGGTATGTACTCGTTAAATACTTTTGCATATAAACGGTCAGCTAAGTCAGGTGCATAGGACTCACACGCAGCTACAAGTCTTTTCTCAAACACACCTTTAGCGTTATCAAGTATTCTTTCACGTAAATCTTGTGATAGTACGACTGTTGCCATTGTTATCTCCTGTTAGTTGATGGTGTGTAGCCTAATCGCTTGCCATCGTTGCTGTAAATGTTAGTGACTCCAGTAGGGGAGGTAGTGCTGTACCCAATACGATTACCTTGGTTGTCGTACACTCCATTGGTAGCGGTGCTGTTAAGTGGGCTGTTGTTGTAGTTCAAAGGGTTGTTGTTGTAATTCAAAGGGCTGTTGTCATAGTTCAACGGGCTGTTGTTGTAGTTAAGTGGACTACTTTCATAGCTCTGTGGGTAGCTACTCTCAAACCCGAAGTAATCCTGTGCAACAACAGGTGTGCTAGCTATTGCTAGGCTTGCTACTAGTAACTTGAATACCATCTTTTAATCTCCTTATCTCTAGTCGGTCAGTGGCTACACCATCAAGTACAGTTTCTAACAGTCGAATCTTATTCTTCAGTTCTTTAATCTGATATGACTGATAGATTGAATACCCTGCAATGACACAGTAGACAGCAACAAAAAATAATTCCCAGTATGTAATCACATCATCACCACTTCACCGAACGGTGCTTTGCCAGACTGAGTGGATATCCACAGTACTGGGTAGCTAGGTACATTACCGAAGTCATCACAACACAAGTCAGTTAAGAACACACAAGCTACTGGCTCAATGTCATGCTTATCTAAGTACTCAAACACAGGACTGAACGCTGTACCACCACCACCATGCGGCTTGATGTTCAAGTCCTCATCACGACCATAGGTTTCGTAGTGTGACACTTCACTATCGAAGTACAGTACGTGAATGGTACTGGGGTTGCCATCTTCTTTGACAGCATTAATCTCAGCAGCAAACTGAGCGATAGTATCTGCATCAATAGAACCTGAGCAGTCTACTGCGATAGCTATCTCACCTAGTGACTCACCGCTTACACTAGGCAGGTACATACCTTGTGATAAGAACCTACGGTTCGGTCTAGCAAATGAGCGTTGGTCACTGCGACACTTCTCAACAAACCTACGCAACACATCACGCCAGTCTACCTTGGGTGCAAGGATACCCTCTACTAAACGCTCAAGCCCTACACTCATCTTGCCCATCATCTTTGCTGCCTGTGCTGCCTGTGCTACTCGTACCTTCCACTCTGCTTGTTGTTGTGCCTGTTCAGCAGGGCTACCACCACCATCATCACAACTATCCATCGCTTCCGTACCGTCACCACCTGAGCCATCTTCAGGTTCATCTGGCAACAAGTTGTAGATACCGTCAGTAGTCTGATTACCTGCTGCATATAGCTGTGAATTTATCAGACCAAACGATGGCATCTTGCCGATGTGCTCATCAGTAAGTAGCTGGTTGATAACGTAGTCACCTGCTTTGTTCCAACGTTTGTGTTGTCTGCCGTTGCGTCTGAAGTTATGCTCAAGCATAGGGTGTAGACACTCATGTGCCACAACAAACTTACGTTCCTCGTCACTCATCTCACTCATAAAGTACGGGTTGTATCGTATCTCCCTGCCATTAGTAGCAGCAGTAGGGATAGCGTAGTCCATCTTGAATGGCATATTGAGTGCCACATTACCGATGAACGGGTGTTCTAGTATCAGTGCAGTACGTGCCTTAGCAAGCAGCCTGTCTATGGCAACCTCTTGAGCTTTAGTTAGTGGCTCACGTTCTGCATGGTTAGGTACTGGTGTAGTCATGTTGTATCTCCCTAGTATTTTATGTTTGCTGTGATTGACGTTTCTATAAGGCAATTATTGTCTGCCGAACTCTCTTTTGTAACCCATACTAGTTACCTCCCATAAATACGTTCATCTTATCCATGATGGCTCTCGCTTCTGCTGCTGTGTCACGTCTTAGGTCAGGGTTGTTACGCAGTGCATCGGGGTGGTGGTTGGCTATGCCCATCTCAACCTGTTGTCGTAGTGTTTCAAGGTTAGGGTCATCAGAGAAGTTAAGCCTTGGTAGCAAGGCACATATCTCACGGGCATTGTCAATCATACTGTCACGAAACACAGCCTTGGGGTCAGCCAACTTATCAGCCATGTGCTTGACTCGTTCATACAACCTAGTCCACACCTCCTTCATAGCCACAGCTTGTGACTGCTGTACTCTACGCTCAACATCTTGTTGGATACGTTCAAGCTCATCACTACCAATGCTCACTCGAAAGTCTGTGCTTGGTACAGGGAACACGGCAATGTCTATGTTGAACTTACCTACTATTTCAGACAGCGTTGGGTAGTCCGACTCGTTGTATAGCGTACCTAGGAAACGCTTAGCATCTTCTTTGAGTGAGTCATAGTTACTGGTAAAGTTAGCTACTAGTGTCTGCCACTCGTTCTT